TGATTGAACCAGTGTTCAAATCATGGATGGTCACCTTGGGCGTATCGTCCATGATACTGATAGCGAGAGGCTCTGTCTCTATGGCTACCCTGTCTGGATTCATACGACGATCTCACCGGTAACTTGCATGGTTCCATAGAGGAGCTTATCCACGATCTCTGGTACAGCCTCCTGCTCTCCTTCTTCCTCAACCGCATCTTTGACCATCTCCAGCTCATACTTGGCGCTGTCAAAAGCCAGGCCGGCTGTAACTGCTGCAGACAGGGTAATGGTGATGGTCGTGGTATTCACGACAATTTCCCCGGTGGCTGTTGACAAGATCAACAGAGGTGCATTCTTGATAGACCCGGGTTTGCCTACCCAGGCCGGTCGGAGGTGCATCCGCATGGAATTATAAACAGAGAAATCCATGAGGCTGTTATTAACATCCTTGGCGGAAATACTTATAGCCCAGGTGCCACCGCGTTGAACCTTCGGATTGTAAAGCGAAGCGAGCATAGATTACACCCAACCATTGTCTGAGAATTGTGCAGCAGAGTTATTATCCCCGGTGACCAGGCCGCTGTGCATTATCTCCAGACATGCGGTACGGTACAGAGTATGATAGGTGGTTGCAGAAGTGGTTTCTCCCTCATTTGCTTTGGAGGCGATGCCTCGGAATACCCGGGAGGCAACAAAATACAACAGTGGTTCCAGTATGAAATCAGGAACATGCAGCTCTATCTTGTCCGGATCGAAAGACTCCGTGATCACAATCTTTGGATACCTGGCTCGATACTCTACATGCACGGCAATAGGAGGAACTCTGGGGACCATCTTGAGAACATCAAATTCTGGGGTAAATCCCCCAATAACTCTTTGAGTGTTGTCATTCAAAGGGATCTCTATACCGTTGCTTTCCCAGAGACTATTTACCTGGATGAAGTCCTTGGGGAAGTTATCCCCTTCTTCAATTTCGATATAGGAGTAGTCATTCATCTCGGTGGGACCGGCAGCACGTTCTTTTCTAAGATAGTAGTTGGTCACATCAGCATGCTGATGAACGACGAATTCGCCCTTTCGCAAAGGAAATTTCTTATAAAGATCCAACAAACCCAGGTTGACCGCAGCTACTATTTTAGGATAATCCGTTTCTGCAATGGTGCCTTGCAGTGAATTACCTAATTTGATATGAGAGAACTCTCCTGTTGCCAGCGTATCGAATATTTCTTGCAGTAAGATCATATAAGCTCCTGTTGTACTTTGCCTCTTCAGTATCAGCTTTTACTATAATATGCAAAGTAAGTCTAGTCAATAAAGTCTAGGTTCAGACAATATATGATTCCATTATAGATGTTTCTGTCTCTTCTTCCAGCTCATATACACCGTTGACATCTTTCATTACAGCTACTAACTCGCTAGGCCGCCACACTGTAAGACAAGACAGTTGTGAAATATTATCGATGAAGTCATCTTTCTTTGATTTGAAGCCGCCTTTGGATGCAAGAGTCAGCTCATTCATACACTCCAACATTGGAGCCTCATCTTTCAATTCCACAGGGAAGAACATCTCCTTGGACTTAAACTTAGGGAGGATATTGTTGAACCGGACCATCTTGTTGGTGTTCGGTCGAATGCCCTGCTTGCCGTTGTTCCCCTGGGATTCGATATTGAAATAGGTGTTCTTATCCAACATCTTTTCATTGATCCAAGAAATAAATCCACCCTGTTGACCGCTTACCTCAATACCCACCGACTGGGGATTCCATTCTTGAGCCAGACGAAAAAGATCCTTAATGTTTTCACTCATATCCTGTTTGACACAGATCCCATCAACCCAGTACCAGTAACCCTTATGGTTCAAAGCCCAAACACTAATCACTGAAAAGTCACTGGCTTGTTCCTCACTGGTAGCGAAGTCCGTGGTGATGTAGTAATTAAAAGCGGCTTTATTCTTCAGGATCTTTTCCCGGCGATACCACATGATGTCTTCGTCTCGAACCAACCGATCTTCATCAGACATAATTCTCAGCATCAACTCCTGGTTGAAGTTCTCTGGTTTGCCTAGAGCCTGGGCTTCGTTGTACTCATCAGACACATATTCATAGGGAAAGCGATCCTTCCAGGAGCCCCGGAATTCCTCTCTGACTACAAGGGAAGTGCTCACAGATAGGGAATACGCTGACCTGCCAAGCTCCTGATTCCACTGCTTTATACAGAGGATCCCGGGCATTGAATGGTGTGCCTAGCCAGATCATCTTCTGGCGGGTAGGGATGGAGAGCCTTGGAGACTGCTTTGTAGACAGTATTTTCAATCGTGCTGATAACCGTAGCCGACTCAGCATCTGTATCTGAGACAAGATCATCCAAGATAGCAATGGTAGGACGTTCACCTAATTCCTTAGCACCACGCACTCCTGTTTTACCACCGTATCCTCTAACGATAGTAGTGTGTCCTTTATTATTACAAAACTCTACCCTGATATCAGTAAACTTACGTCCTGCTGCAACTTGTTTTTCATACTCATCTATTCCAACAAAACCCGCTCCTTCTGTGCCAACGGATATACGTTTATCTGGTATTAGTTTTTGTAGAAAGGCACTATTATTATATCGAAACTCTAATTGTCTCCTTAAAGTCTTAACACCATTTTCGATGGAATCAGAAACATAGAGAATGAATTGAACTTTACCAAAACCCGGAAATACACCAAAGGCAGCAATAAATAAAATGAGATACTCAGCAAAGACAGAAGTTTTTCCTATCCCACGATGGCAGAGAATAGCACAGCGTTTCTCCTTATTGAATACACTGTCCATCATCTTCAGGTGAACTATAGGAGTTTCATTCTCCTCCCGCCCATCATTCACTTCCTTGATGAAGTTGACAAAGAGCAGAGCCTCATCCGTGGGCATGTAACCAACGAATTCATAATCCAGCTCTCGCAGCCAATCCTCCACCAGTTTCTTTGGGTACTTGGTAGCCATCAGGGAATCATCTGTAGGGGCGTAGTGTCCAGATCACTCGCAGCTTTGACAGGTGTGGCCGGCACAGCAGGCTTGGCTACAGGAGTGACATCGATGATATCCTTCTCAGCCCACTTCACTGCGGCATTGGTAATGGAAAGTAAATCTCCGCCCTGCTCCAGCAGTTCTTTCTGTTTCTTGACCATCATGACCATGGCTGTCTGGTAATCCTCGATCACCGAACCCTGGTTCACTCCGACATCGATCTCAATCTTCCTATGCTCAGGAGGCTTGAGATTAACGATCAGGCTATTGGCTGCATCAGATCTGACCTTGGCATTGACCTCGGGATCACTGGCAATCTGAAACTGAATATTCAAGGCATCCTGGAACATGGCGTTATTTAGGACATGAGTGGGAACCATGGATTGCTCCATGATCAGCATCACCAACTTGGATTTATTGTAGGCTGTGTAGTAGCTGGCAATGTCTTTCTCGGATACCCCTTCCGCGATGAACTGGTTATATTTATCCGGAAATGTGCGGATATAGGCTCTGCGATTCGTATCTCCCATGAACTTGAATGAGCAATACTTGACCGCACTGATATAGCTGCTGATCTTGAATCGACCATCCCGCATGACACTGGTGTAGGAGAGCATATTCTCCCGCAGGATTGCCATGGTTTCCGGGTGTTCCAGAGTGGTGTTGATTTGATCAAGCAGAGCCTGGTTCACAGACTTCTTCATCTTCTCAGGCAGAACCTGCTTGAATTGATCCAAGGTAAGAGCTTTCATTTATTCTGGTCCCGGCTCATAGGCATTACAGTATATGCACCTGTTCATTTCTCTGCTCATCATGCGAGAGGTACCAGTCTTATCCCACACATGCCCTGTAAATACCCAGCACCAGAAACGTCTGTACCTCTTTGGTAAATCTTTTATCTTCTTCATATTTATCGAGCCATACGGAATTTATTCTTCTTACGCCGGTTCTGTTTCAANACTACTGCCAGCTCTCGTATACGGGTGATGAATTTCATCTGGCTTATCTGTATCTCTGTTGGTTCTTTAGTAGGTAGACAAATATCTGTTACTGGCCGGTTCATCAGTTTCTCCTTATAATTATAAAATTACAGTCAATATATAGGGTCTATATAGCCAATTATATTAAGTGTCAAGTAATTAGTCAAAACTGTCTAATAAATACTGAATATATTTATATACCCGGTCGCCTGGTGAGCTTCCGAACTGGCGGACAGCCTCGCTTGCTGCACGCCGCTTCGCAGCGTTACGCAAGCTGCGTTGTCCTTGTTCACGCTCACCGGCTTCCCGGGGAAAAGATCAGAGAAGATAACAGAGTGAACCAATAGAATAAGTATCAGCTCACTCTGTTAAAAAGAGATCAGTGAGTGCGGAATGAACCAATACAATCGCTGTGGATCAGCTTGTCATAGATGCTGTTCCCAGATTGTTGTGCTCTCTGCAACTCTTCAATCTCATTTTGCAGAGCTACGATTACTTCCTGTTGTCCTCGAATCATGGTGGAGATTTCCTGGGCAGAGAAAGATTTCAACCCACTTGTCTTGACCTTTCTGAGCAGATACTCAAGCACTTCGTAATCTGGAGCCATAAGACGAACCCTCCTTTCGTTTTAGGTCTGACCACTTTTGAGAAACTAGTTTGAANTCNCGGTGTTCGGGAAATATAGCTAGTGGGTTTATCAGGTAATGTTGCTTACGGATACGTTGTACCAAGTCAAGCCTGGATAGTTCTTTATAGGCCAGAGTGAGCCTATTTCTTTCCACTAAAGTTGTGGCAACATATACCACTTCGTTTGTGCAGCGATCCCGGGTCTTGACAAACTCCCACCAAATCCAAGCAGTCTGTTTAGACATTCCCTGGATTATCAGATAGAGATCCTTGAAACCAGGAATACCTGTTTGATATTCCATATTACCACCAATACAATCATAAGCCGGCACTTGGGATCCTCTCTTTCTTTTTGAGATTATTACTTCTTCATCGTCTGATACTTCGGTCACCATTCTCATTAGACGCCTCCTGTTAGAGCCAACGTACACTATAAAATACATGTAAGTCAAGAGACAAAATACATATAACACTTGGAACTTATAAGACGTAACTACTTGAAATTATTAACCCCAAATTTACAAATATATTATATAGGGGATGTGAACTAAGAAAATGAACACTATTAAGATAGGAAAGCGAAAGGTTGGTGGGAATTATTTGTAATATTTTTTGGGTCACTCTTTAGAGGAAAAAGAAACAAAGAAGAGAAAGAAATGAGATAGGAAAAGGTTGTCTAGGGTTGTGAAATCCTGGAGGAAATTTTATCTTCTAGGTATAGATGTAGGGTTATGAAAATTAGAGGGAGGTTCCTGAAAATAATTTTAAGTGCTTACTGTTGTAGTGCTGTATATGCAGAAGCTGCAAAAACTAAACCCACCCCCGGGGTCTTAAATAAATCGACCCTCGTTTTCCATCTCCTATTACAGCAGCGCGCAGCGCAAATGAATGGGCAACTTCGCCCAACAAACCACCCTGATCAGGAGGATCACCTATGTTCAAAATGATGAAAGCTTTTTTCGCAATGCTCACCAATGTCTTCACTGCTGGTGAGAAGATCACCAACGTAGCTGTGGCACACGCCACTATCTACGAGGAAGAAGCCAACTTCTTACTGGGTAAGAAGCGTGACGAACTCGACAAGCAAATGGCTATTGCACTGGCCACACCGGCCACTCCCTATGTAGCAGAAGCATAATACCCAAGCTCCCTTCGGGGAGCTTTACTGC